CTAAGAAGCCAACTGATGTTGAACTCAAGGTAATGAAAGAAATGTTTGAAGCGTCAGTTGACGGTGAAGCATATGATCTAGAGCGTTGGGGACAATATTTCAAGCCAGCAGGTTTGGGTAGTGCCACTGGCGATCCTAACAAGGCCACAAGCCGTGTAGCCGCTCCTGCTCCAGCAGCAGATGAAGATGATGCTCCGTTTGATACTACTCCTGCTCCAAAAGCAGAGGCAGCACCAGCAGGTGATGCAGGTGGTGCAAGTCGTGCGCAAGACATTCTTGCCATGATTCGTAACCGTCAGAAGTAATTAGACTAAACATAGAGTGTGGCATGCCCACACTCTATTTCTTAACAGGGCAAAAATAATGGCAAAAGCATTTGATATTTCTAAATTTAGAAAGTCAATTACTAAATCTATTGACGGTTTAAGTATTGGCTTTAACGACCCAACTGATTGGGTTAGTACAAACAACTACGCATTAAACTATCTTATCAGCGGCGACTTCAAGCGAGGTATTCCACTAGGGAAGGTCACTGTGTTTGCAGGTGAAAGTGGTGCAGGTAAGAGTTTTATCTGTTCAGGTAATCTAGTTAAAAATGCACAAGCACAAGGCATCTTTCCGATCTTAATTGATACAGAAAATGCACTTGACGAAAAGTGGCTACATGCACTTGATGTTGACACAAGCCCAGATAAGTTGTTAAAACTTAACATGGCTATGATCGACGATGTAGCAAAGACTATTACAGAATTTGTTGCAGAATACAAAACAATGCCCGAAGACGAGCGTCCTAAAGTATTGTTCATTATTGATTCGCTGGGTATGTTGTTAACACCTACTGATGTTAATCAGTTCCAAGCAGGCGATTTGAAAGGTGACATGGGCCGTAAACCTAAAGCACTCACAGCACTTGTTCGCAACTGTGTTAACATGTTTGGTAGTTTAGGTATTGGCCTAGTTGCAACTAATCACACATACGCAAGCCAAGACATGTTTGATCCAGATGACAAGATCTCAGGCGGACAAGGTTTTATCTATGCAAGTTCAATCGTGGTTGCTATGCGTAAATTAAAATTGAAGACTGATGCTGACGGTAATAAGACTACAACAGTGAACGGTATTCGTGCAGCCTGTAAGATTATGAAAACTCGTTATGCAAAACCTTTTGAAAGTGTACAGGTTGAAATTCCTTACGAAACAGGTATGAGTCCATATAGTGGATTAGTCGACTTGTTTGAAGCCAAAGGTATGCTCAAGAAAGAAGGTAACAGTCTTGTATACACAACCAGCGATGGTGAGATTATTAAACAATTCCGCAAGGCATGGGAAAAGAATGAGAAGACTGGTCTCGACATCATGATGGAAGATATTTCTAAACATGGTGAAAAATCCGATTCAGAGATAACTACTAATGTTGAACCTGAAACGGAGATTACTGAATGAAAGAAGATTTAATTGCAGACATCTGGACATTGGTGATAGAGCATATACCAGAAAAACATCGCAAAGACCTTGCTGCCGACTTTGTTAATACACTTTTAGATTATGGTATTAAAGAAAGTATTCTAAAAGATTTAACAGGAGTTGATGGTTACCTAGATGATGCTATTAACTATGCCATCGACGGTGAAGAGATTGACGACGAAGATCCAGAGTATTACGAAGATGAGGATTAAATGAATTGGTATGATAGGGTTAGTAAAGATATAAGCAATATTCCAGATGCTGTGGCTTACTATGAAGCTGAGTTAATCGAAGCAAAACAAGATGTCCGCATAGCAGGAAATATCGAAAAAGCAAGTTCGCTGATGCCCGGTATTGTTGAAGAACGCTTTAATCAACTTCAAGAAATTGAAGGTATCCTTGAGTACTTAAACATTGAACTTCGCAGACTGCGTAGTCAACATTTTCGTAAATATTTAGAAAACTATCAAAGGTCCTTGTCTTCTAGAGACTGTGAAAAGTTTGTAGAGGGCGAGGCCGATGTAGTTGATTTTGAAAAAATCATCAACGACTTTGCTCTACTGCGTAACAAGTGGTTAGGCATTATCAAAGCACTTGATCAGAAACAATGGCATTTAAGTAACATTGTTAAACTACGAGTATCCGGACTAGAAGACGCCAGTCTTTAAATTCATTATAATATGCGCAGATAAATATCTGCATGAAACGCATTGTACTAATCACAGGGGGTTTCGACCCCCTTCATTCTGGGCATATTGCCTATATTAAAGCAGCTAAAGAACTCGGCGATTTGCTAATTGTTGGAGTTAACTCTGATGAATGGCTGCGTCGAAAGAAAGGGCAAGAATTTATGCCCTGGGAAGAACGAGCAACTATCATTGCAGCATTGCATGATGTTGACAGAGTCATTAACTTTGACGACAGCGATAATAGCGCCAAGGATGCTATTAGAAAAGTTAGAACAATACATCCAACTGCTCAAATAGTCTTTGCCAACGGCGGAGACAGAACAAAAGAAAATATTCCAGAAATGGATCTACTTGAAGAAATGCTTCACTTAGATTTTGTATTTGCTGTAGGAGGCGAAGATAAAAAGAATTCCAGTAGTTGGATTTTACAAGAATGGAAAGCTCCTAAGACAGAAAGACAATGGGGCTACTATCGTGTGTTGCACGAAGTACCTGGAATGAAAGTCAAAGAACTCACAGTCAATCCCGGAAAAAGTTTAAGTATGCAACGCCACTTACACCGTGCTGAATATTGGATTGTGAGTGAAGGAAAATGTACAGTGAATAGTACAATGCCCAACGGCTATGCACTTCCTAGTAAACAATTATCGATTCACGAAGAATTTAAAATACCAGTGCATGATTGGCACCAACTAACTAATCCGTATGACACACCTTGTAGAATTGTAGAAATACAATACGGAGAACAATGCATCGAAGAGGATATCGAAAGAAAATGATTAATATTTTTATTGGTTATGATCATCGTGAGGCTATTGCATATCATGTATGTGCTAATAGTATCATTAGACATTCAAGTAAACCAGTTTCACTAACACCTCTTGCATTACAGAACATGCAGGATTATCAAGAAACACATACTGATGGTAGTAATCAGTTTATCTACAGTAGATTTCTTGTGCCGCATCTGATGGAATACAAAGGATGGGCAATCTTTATGGACGGCGACATGTTATTGCGTGACGACATTGAAAAATTATGGGCATTACGGGACGACAGCAAAGCAGTAATGGTAGTTAAGCATGATTACAAAACAAAGATGACAGAAAAGTATTTAGGTGCAAAAAACGAAGACTATCCTAGAAAGAATTGGAGTAGTGTTATACTGTGGAATTGTGAACACGCCGCAAATAAGGTAGTAACTCCTGAATTTATCGAAACTGCCACAGGTGCCCAACTTCATAGATTTACTTGGCTTGCCGACGAGTTGGTTGGAGAATTGCCTAATGTATGGAATTGGTTACCTGATGAGTTTGGAGCAAATCAAGATGCAAAATTATTGCACTATACTCTAGGAACTCCTAGTTTCCACGACTTTGCCACAACCCCTATGGGGGACGAATGGCACAGAGAAAGAATTTACACTGACTACTGTTTACAACACAATTTATGATTTTTCTTAGCAAAGACGGCGAGGATGATTTTATAAATCTTTTTGCAAAAGGCTGTTCCTCAACAACTACTTCTACAGACGACTTTGTTTACGAATCGTCATCTGATCCTATTATACTTCGAGGCATACTTAAACATAAAATTATGAAACGTTGCTGGCAAGATAATAGAACATTTTATTATATGGACACTGGTTATTTTGGCAATGAAAGAAATATGTCAAATCCTAACGGATGGAAAGTTTGGCATCGCATAGTAAAAAACAATCTGCAACACGATAAAATTATTCCTCGACCAGATGATAGATTTAAGCAATTTGATAAGAAGTTTACCCCATGGAGGAAAGCTGGTCGAAAAATTTTAGTAGCCGCGCCAGATGAAAAACCCTGTAAGTTCTACGGTGTAGATAAAGAAGAATGGGTCAAACAAACTGTAGAAACGATCAAGCAACACACAGACCGACCAGTTGAAGTTCGAGAGCGAGCACCAAAAAGAATTGACAGAATTGCCAATAATACCTTGCAACAGGCTTTAGATAACGATGTTTTTGCATTAGTTACCTTTAATAGTGTTGCGGCCATAGAAAGCGTTTTTTATGGTATACCAGCATTTACTCTAGCTCCAAACGCCGCAAGCCCTGTATCTTTACAAGACTTATCTAAAATAAATGAACCGTACTATGCAGACCACGATAAATTGTATGCCTGGGCTTGTCATCTAGCTTACGGACAATTTCATATAAACGAATTGAGATCTGGTCAGGCATTAATTTCTCTATTGGAAGAAAAATAAAAATGGATAATATTGAATTATCTCTAGAAGAAACATTTATACAAGGGTCGAATTTTCAGTGCAACGGAAACAGTAGTGATGATTCAAAACCATTAGTAGTTAGGGGAGTTATAAAAAAACACCATATTGATCATTGTATTTCTGTAGGGCGAGAATTTTATTATATCGATACAGGATATGTAGGAAATTTCCCAAGCGTAGGAAATCCAGGTGGTAAGAAAATATGGCATCGTGTTGTTAAAAATGAAAATCAACATTGTGTAATTAGAGATGTTCCTAGCGATAGATGGGAAAATTTAGTCAAGCAAGATCCTAGACTATCTTGGAATGGTTGGAAAAATCATAATAAAAAAATATTATTAGTGTTGCCTAATCCTAAGGCATGTCGTTACTACAATTTAGATTATGATACATGGGTTGCAGAAACAACTGAAAAGATAAAAACTTATTCAAATCTTCCTATTGAAGTTCGAGTAAAAGGTGCAAGGTCTTACAGAAATTTAGAATATTCGATATACGATGCATTCAATACTGGAGTTTACGCTACTGTTGCTATGAACAGTATTGCCGCTTTAGAATCAGTTCTATACGGTATTCCGTCATTTGTTTCAGTTCCTTGTGCAGCTAGTCCGTTGGCCAGCAACGACCTAAGTCAACTTTCAAATCCGTATTATCCTAGCGAAGAGTTAATTAGAAAACAATCCTACAATATTGCCTATGGACAATTTACACAGTCTGAAATATTAGACGGTACTGCTTGGAAATTATTAAACAAATGAAATTATTAGTTAACGATAAAGAAATTGCATTTTATTTAAACAGTCTGTTGGATCTCACTGACTCTGTTAGTCATATCACGGTAGGAGAAAAACATACTGCTGAAGCAATAGGTTGGGCACTACATAGAAAAAATAAAGCAGGACAAATTCCTGGAAAGTTTAAAGAAAAAGTAATAGAAAAAGTAAGAAGTAGTGTTAGATTGGATCTAGAAGAATATGTTAATACTGTAACAGATATATTAACAGATAGAAAAAAAACATATCAAACAATCTTAAACAAAAATATAGATCATCTGTTATCTAAGTTTAACGAACAAGAAATTCTTGATAGATATCGAGCAAGTTCAAAACAATATTTTATCAAGTCAGTAGGACTTGAATTAGACCCAACTGCTGAATTAATTAGAAGAAAATATTTTTCAAATATCAACGAAGACTGTCTGTTAAGAAACACCGTAGGTAACGAAGAACTACTGATTAATAAAATTGACAACAATCTTCCCTTCTGGTTTATAGATAGCGGATATACCAATTTCTTAGAGCCAAATAAAAAATGGCATAGGGTAGTTAGGAATCACTTGCATTATTCTAATTATTTTGATGCTCCGTCTGATAGGTTAAGTAATTTAAAATCGTTTCCTGCCGAATGGCGTACAGGAGGAGATAAGATTTTAATTATTGAACCTGGTCCGTTTGCTGCTGCCATTTTTCATGTCGACATGAAAACCTGGAAATACGAAGTTGCAAAAGAACTAAGAAAATATACAGACAAGAAAATATATTTTAGACCAAAAATTGATAAAAAAATTAGAGAAGATCTTTACAAAAAATTAATAGATGACGATTATTATTGCACTGTCAGTATCAATAGCAATTCTGCTGTAGAATCAATCTGGGCAGGAGTTCCTGCAATTACATTAGGCAAGCACATAAGTAATCCGATAACAGTCAATCAATTAAGCGATATCAACAACTTGTACAGAGGTCCATTAGGTAATTGGTTATCTTGGCTAACTTATAATCAATTTACATACGATGAATTATTAGACGGTACTGCGGTTAAATTAATAGGAAAGTATAATGGCTAATCTTACGGCTGTAGCTTACTATGCGGGAATACCACCAACTAATAACAATCCCGAAAAACCTTTAATTCTAGATAACTTTTGTCAAGGAGTTATTCGGTCGGGCGATAATGCAATAGCACATCGAGGTGTTAACGCTATTCCGTGTGATGTTGCATTAATTCAAGGATTTGTGCATGAACACGGCAAACAAGCCCCACACCTACAATTAAGACAACAGGCAGTGGATCTACAAAAACAAAACGGCAAAAGAAGTTTAATAGTAGATAGCAACCTGTTTCTTTATGCAGATCCATCAAATTCAAAAAGGTATCTAAGATATAGTTTTGACGGAGTATTTCCGACTACTGGATTTTATTTTGATAAAACTATTGATCCTACAAGATGGCAAAAGATTAGCGCAAATTTAAATATTCAACTTAGACCGTATCGAACAACAGGATCACACATACTTGTTTGCCTGCAAAGAAACGGAGGCTGGAGTATGAAAGGCTTAAGTGTTCAAAATTGGTTAGATCAAACTATTTTAAAAATTAGGCAGTATAGTGATCGTCCTATTCTTGTAAGAATGCATCCCGGCGATAAAAAAATAAAACAGATATTAAAAATTAATCACAGAAATGTAACAGTTAGTCCTCAAGAAAGGCCTCTCACGGTAGATTTAAAAAATGCATGGGCAACGGTGGTACATAATAGCAGTCCCAGTGTTGCTAGTGTGATAGAGGGTGTCCCAACCTTCCTCACTGACTCTCATCCAGAACATAGTCAAAGCTGCGAAGTAGCAAACAAAGACCTTGCTAAAATAGAAAATCCAGAATTGCTAGAAAGACAATCTTGGATTGAACGAATTTCAATGTGTCATTGGAACTTTGAAGAACTGCAAACTGGAGAAGCATGGCAATTCTTTAAACAATACATTTAGTTCCAATAGGCTTCTGTTCTTTTTACCTTTAAGTCACTTAATTTACTTCTTCCTGAAGTTTTGCGATCGCCTTTAAGATGATCTAGATAAGCACCCCACTCGCTGTTAATCAATGGATGTCCTTCGCCGGTTATCAAATGGCCGCTCCAGTCTAATTCTTTTAAATTTTTAAACTTAGCACGAACTGCATCGAATACAAAACTGTCATGCCATTCAGCAAGCCTAAAAATTCCGTTTTCAGCATCGTCGTACATTCGTTGAAACTCTTGTAAGAAAGAAAGAACAATCGGGCTACGCAAATTCATAGAATATAATCCGCATTCTGTGTATTTTCCCTTACGACCAAGAAAACAGAGATCTTTATCTGCGGGAATTAATTGTTGTAAGCGTTCTAAAGTAATAGGACTATGACATATAGTATCAGCATCCATCCAAATTAAAATATCTGCATCAGTGGTCCTTGCACAATCGGTTATAGCGTAGACTTTGTGAGCAAATCTAACCGCATTCCATTTGAAGCCTTTGCCTGCATCTTTTCGTTTGCTTCTAACCGGGTCGTTGGTAACATCGCCGTTGGCCTTTGGTACATTTTTCCATTGTTCTTTAAATGCAGTTAATGCAACCACTCCGTCAAGATCAGTTAATGTAACATGACTGTGGTCTCGAACCATAGGATTACATTTCTCTGGATAGATATGTAAAGTAATTTCGTTAGGCCACTGTTCACAAAAACTATCGATCATCTTTTGTGCATATTTTTTAAGACCTTCTTCGTGAAATGTGGTAACAACGGCAATTTTCATTTTCTTATAATTTTCCAAACTTGATAATCATCTAAAATAGTGATTTGTTCGTATCTGATTCTTCTAAAGAAATCGATATACTCAGTACTTAGTACAAGATCTTTATGTAAAAAAATAACAGGAGCACATCTTCTTGTTAGTTGAGGAATAAATTGAAAAATTCCATCGTCATAGTTGATATTAAGGAAAATTATATCAACATTTTGCAATTCATTTAAAAAATTATTGTCTTGTATGGGTATAACATTTTTATACCTAGGCAACTGATGTTGATAACTGACACAGAATACTGTATTAAAACCGTCAATTACATTTTCAATATTTTTTTGATCAGAACCTACCACTATGACAGTGTCCATGAATTTTTTAACAGTTTTTTGAATTCTTTTTATAAATTTAGACATGATATGGATTAAATACTCAGTTATTTATTTTATATGAAATTCAAACTTTACAGAAACTTTGGGGCACTAAACAGCGTTCCGGTATTTAATGCCTTTGCAGATGGCGTTAGAGTGTTAGGTCACGAAATTGTGGAAGACAGCGAAGATATAGCAGTAATTTGGTCGGTTTTATGGAACGGTCGTATGGCCGGCAACCAACAAATTTATAATGACTGTGTTAAACAAAACAAACCTATTGTGGTTATTGAAGTAGGAAATTTTAAAAGAGGGCAAACATGGAGAATTTCTGAAGCTCATATCAATGGCCTTGGAATTTTTGGAAATATTGAAAATTTAGACCCCTTGAGACCACAAAAATTAGGAGTTAGCCTTCAACCTGAAAAAACAAAGCGCCGTAGTGAAATCCTAATTGCTACCCAACACAGCCGAAGTCTTCAATGGCAAGGTCAACCCAGCATGGAACAATGGGTACGAGACACTATAGTAAAAATCAAACGCTACTCCGGTCGAAGAATTGTGGTTAGACCTCATCCTCGGTCGCAAATTCGTGAAAAATTTACCGATGCGGTAATTGAACTTCCAAAAAAATTAGCTAACTCCTATGACGACTTTGATATCAATTATAACTATCACTGTGTGATCAACTACAACGCCGGTCCATCAGTTCAGGCAGCAATCAATGGCACTCCGATCATATGCGATCCCACTAGTTTGGCGTTTCCAGTCAGCGAAAAATGGGAAAATTTAGAAAATCCACAATTGCCTGATCGTGAGGAATGGTTCTTAAAATTGACCCACACCGAATGGACTGTGGGTGAAATTAGTCAAGGCATCCCACTTAAACGCCTTGAAAGCTACCTTGAAGAAAAATTAAAAATTAAGCCTTGATTTTCACAATTTTAGGTGCTATACTGTATAGATGCTAAAATCATCATTTGTCGAAGATATATTTCTTGAGTTCGTAAGTCTGTGTGACAACAAGAATATTCAGCTACAACATCAAGACCAATCAGCAGCCAACAGTTTCTTTGTGGTGCTTTCTACCAATGGCCAATTGACTAAAAATCAGGCAAATTTTATCATCAAAATTCTCCAAAAATACAAAATGTATGCCAAGTTGGCAGGAC